TTTATACAGTAGTTAGTGCTACTCTAGTATCAGGAGACACAGAAGTAGTAGTATCCGAAGTTGTTCCAGATGCTACAGTAGATGGTAACATCTATAAAGAGGTATCTACTATTAATACTAACATACAATTGACTTCAGTAGAAATAGGAGCTATTACAGCAGTAGACCAACCAAATAAAAAATTCACATTAGCTGGAGATTTAACAGTTTTCTGCCATGTAGGAGATAAAATAAGAGTTCAAAGTTCTACTGGTAACGATGGAATTTATACAGTAGTTAGTGCTACTCTAGTATCAGGAGACACAGAAGTAGTAGTATCTGAAACATTAGCTAGTAATATAGTAGATGGTACTATTTTCAGAAATAGCTTAGTAAATCCACAAACTTATGAATTTCAATCTGATGATTTATTTCTTATAACTGGGGCTAACCAAGGTTCTTGGGCTAATGATATTGAAGTTAAATTATTTACTTATGCTAATAGCCCAGATATTGTAAAAGAACCAGATGCGTTCCAGATTCAAGTTTATAAACAATCTACTGGGGAAGCACTGGAAGTGTTTACTTGTTCAAGAGATGTAAATGCTAAAGATGGATATGGTAAAAACATTTATATAGAAGATGTTTTATTAGGTTCCAGCTACATTAGAGCAATAGATAATACTTCTCATGCTAGTACCGAAACAATAAAAGAACAAACCGCCTTTTTAACATTAGCGGGAGCATTGGATGGATTGTCAGTAACTGATACTAATATGATGAATGCTCTTAACACATTAAACAATAAAGCAGAAATACCTTTAACGGTAATAATGGATGGTGGATGGGCTACAATAGCATATCAACAAGCCATAGACAGTCTATGTCAAAGTAGAAAGGACTGTGTTGGTATCTTATCTACTCCATATTATACTGAAGATTCAAGTAGTTATATGACAGATATAGTAGCTTATAGAAAAACTACTCTTAATCTTAACTCCTCCTACTCTGCTCTATATACACCTCACGTTAAAATAAGAGATAGATTCAATGATAGGGATATATTTGTAGCACCCGACGGATATGCAGCAGCAGCTATTTCAGATACTTCTTCTAACTATGAAATATGGTTTGCTCCAGCAGGTTTTAAAAGAGGTATGATTAACGTACTAGATACCAAAAGAAGATTTACTGAGGGCGAATTGGATTTACTTTACGATTCAGGAATTAACCCTATTAAATTTTCTGTTGGAAAAGGCATAGCTATATGGGGTCAGAAAACTTTATCTGCTAGACCTTCCGCATTAGACAGATTAAATGTAAGATTACTTTTAATTACTATAGAACCAGCTTTAGCAGCTTTCTTAGAAGATTATCTATTTGAATTTAATGATGATTTTACAAGATTGTTAATAAGGACTGGTATGGAATCTTATATGGATAACATAAAATCCAGAAAAGGTGTCTATGATTATAAAGTTGTTTGTGATGAAACAAACAACACTCCAGTTGACATAGATAACAATATAATGAATGTGTGGTTGTTTGTACAGCCAACTAAGACAGCAGAATTTATTACTCTGTCAGTTGTTATTACAAGAACTGGATTCGATTTAAACTTAGCTCAGAATTTATTAGGATAATATAGATAGGAGTCTTTTTGATGACTAGACCAGACATAATTCAAATTATAAACAATCAAGACTTTGCTGTTTTGTATAGATGGGAGGTTATCATACCTACTCTTCCATCAGCAATAGCTAACGCAGGAAATTACAACAGCGATTCTTTAAACGCTCGTGCTCTTTCTTCAGAGTACCCTAAATTTTCTAACGAAGAAATTGAAGTAGGTATTCATGGACATAAAGTATACCAAGCTGGATTAAGAACTTATGACCCAATCACTTTAACATTCGTAGAAAGTGATAATGGTATTATTGAAAGATTTATTAGAGATTGGGGAGAGCTACTTTGGAAACCAGGTGCAGGTACTCAAAAAAGAAAACCTGAGTATGTTTGTCCTACCATAGTACTTAGACCTTTAGCTAGTGAGAATGCTAAAATATTTGAATACACTCTTAAAAATTGTTGGATGCAATCCCATACAATAGGCAGTCCTGCTGGAGATTCTAATGCTACTATTAATCCAGAAATTACGTTGAGGTTCGATTATTTTCTAGCAGACGGTCAGAAAGTATAATTCGTTATAAAAATTCATAATACGTTTAAAGAGGGTTGACAACAACCCTCTTTTATATTATACTAACTACATAAGGTTAAGACAGAGGACTACATTATGTTAGACATAGAAAGATACCAAACCAAAGAAGACAATTTTGTTTCTAATATCCTGATAGGTACCTTAGTTATAGGTTCTTTGATAGTTATGATGATTAATCCAGTTATTATTTTAGTATTAGCTTTTATAGCTTTTGTAGTTTGGGTTATGTTTAATACTCCCCCAGTAACTTCTTATCCTACAGAAAGCAAAGAAGAAACTGTTAGCAACAATGTTTACGGAAGTAACTACTATCAATATAGAATAGATTGTAAAATAAAAGGTTTTGCTCAATCTAAGAAATTCGTTTACGCTACTTGTGTTAATGAAGCGAGTGCTTTAGCTAAAAGCGACCCATCAATAGAACGTATCTTAGCTATTTACCGAGTTTAAATTTTTAAATCCTACCCCTCAATAATTTATATTATAAATAGGAATGAGGTAGGATTTAATTATGGATAATAAGTATGTTCCTAAACTTAATTTAGGAGGGAGAGCAGACCAAGCTGTAAATGCCGTAGCTAAAGATGGAATAGATAAAGCTAAAAATAGCTTGGGGCAGATGGCTTCTTTGGGAGGCTTATCTGATAAGATAAAAAACATAAATAAGTTATTTAAGTTAAATATTACAGAGAATTCTTCGAGAGATGATTTAACTACTGTATTTGATATAACTTGGGGAGCTAAATATTTATTTATGGTCAGGCTTCAAGGAGGATTAGAGAGTCCTTTAGACAATTTTATTATACCTGCTAGTAGTGTTAATGAGAGTCTTACTTCAATAGTTACTCAGGATATACCTTTACCGAATAGGACAGGATTTAAAATACCAGTTCAACAAGCTATGCCAGAAATAAATGTAACTATGTATGATACAGAGGATTGTATCATAGAAAGGTCTTTAAGGTCTTGGTTGTTGGAGATACATGATGGAGCTGTTACTAATTATTTAGAAGATTCTACTAGAGTACTTACGATATATAAATTAAATTTTGAGAGGGATATAGTTTTTACTACAAACTATGAAGTGATTCCTACAGGAGATATTAAAATAGAGATGTCTTCTAGGGATTCTTCTGCTAGGGAGATATCAATTAATTTTTCAGTTGTTGGATATACAAATTAGGGAGAGGTTGTTGGATGGAAAACAAATTTTTACCAGAAGTGGAGATTAAGAATCTGCCTTCTAAGAAATTATCTTACCCAGAGGCTACTAGGATTTATTATAATCCGTATACTCTTGGAGATTTACAGAAGATAAATAACTCTAACATGGATGCTGTACAGTTGTATGAATACTTATTAGCGGGTGTTAGAACTACTGGTATGGATAAAATGGATTTAACCTTCTATGATGTTGTATATATAGGATGGTTGAGAAAGATAGCTAGTCTGGGAACTCCTTTATTTTTGATGCAAGCATTTTGTCCTAACTGTGATTTGAAGAACTCAAGAACCATAGAACTTAAAGATATGGATTTTGAGGATACTGAGATACCAAAGATGCCTATAAAAATAAAGATAAGGGATACAGAAGTTCATTTTAAGTTTTTAACTATTAGAGATTATTTAGACATACTTAAACTAGATAAAGTTAAAGATGTAATACATGTCTTTGCAAAACATGTAGAAAATCTTCCTTTCGGAGAAGCTTACAATTTAATTTTTAGTTTAGTAGGGGATGACATAGAAAAAGTAGAATACATTAACAAGTTACTTTATCACGGATTATCTAAACTACCTTTCAAATGTTCTGAATGTGAGTTTGAGTATTTAGTTAATCCTGCGAATTATGCGGAGGCAGAAATAACCAGACCCTTTCGTGGACAGGAATATGATATTAGAAATGAAATATCATTTGGCTAGAAATGATATAGCAGACATCGTAGATATCATGAATATTCCATATCCAGAAATAATATACATGTGGGAATCGTTAGTAAAAGAAAAAAGAAATAGGTAGCTATGGCAATTAATGACCCAAAAGAACCAATAAAGAATAATCCATTTTTGGATTTAACATCTTCTATGTCGAAGATGTTTTCTGGCATGGAACAGAGGGAGAAAGCCACTAACGATAAACTAGATAAACTTATAAAACAGATGGTTCTTTATTATAAACTGTTAGAAAATTCTTATAATAAAGACAAAGTTTCTAGTAAGAAGGGAAGAGAAGAAAGTCTTAACGACGATAAAGGATTTTTAAAGTTAATAGACCTTATGACTAAGATAGACGGTAACTTTAAAAAGACTATGGATAGGTATGTTTCTGGACAGAGGCTACAACTGGACGAGAAGAAAGAACTAGCTAAATTTGTACAAACTATGAAAGATGCTTTAGCAGATAGTCAAGAGCAAATAGGAGTACCTATAAAAGATATATTAACTAATTTTAAAAAAATGGTTAAGGATGAGAAAGTCAGTAACGATTTTAAATTAGATTTGTTTAGTTTTCTGAGAGAATATTCTGATGAAGATTTAGCTTTAAGTAAAGAACTTAAGGGATTATTAGATAATACTCTAAAGTCGGGAAAAGTTAATGATGAGAAAATAGTAAACATACTAATGGAGTTAGATAAAAATTTAGAATATTACGCAGAAAATAGAAAGAAATTTAAGACTGCTACTTTTGCACCTTATAAAAAATTAGATACCGACCTTAAGGAAGCTAACGTATCTTTAGAGGAGGTAGTTAAGCTACTTACGGATAACCAAAGAAGTAATGATAAGATAGAGGGATATTTGGAAGACCAAGTAGACCAAGGAGGAACTGGAGGTAAGAACGGTAAGGGTAAGGATGAGGGAGGAGCTGTCTCTCACTTAGCAAGAGAAGCTAAAAAAACAGCTGCCGAGTTAGCGGATTTTGCTACTGTGATGACGGGTAAAACTATGGCTTTAGGTATGGCTGATAATCCTTTCTTAAGTGGAGCTAGTCCCGCTGTATTTTCTTCTGCTGATATGATGGGTAAGGGGGTAGGGGACATAGTAAAGAATTTTAACCCAGTAACAGACCTGCCAAAATTAGCAGCAGCAGCGGAAGCCCTAACACCTCTGTTGCCCTACTTAGCTGGGGGAGCCTTAGTAGTAGGAGGAGGTTTAGCGGTAAAGAACGCTTCTGACTACAAAGGAAACAGTCCTATGGGACAGTCAGTTAAAAAAGGTTTTGACCAAGTAAAAGATTTTACTAAGGGAGTATCGCAGGGAGTATCTGACGGTTTGAAAAATCTAATTCCTAAAGGCGGTGTTATCTCCGATACTTTTAATAGTATTAGAGGCTATGATAAAAATGGAAAACCCATAAAACACGGAGCTTTGGACACATCACAACCTTTAAATACACCAGTAAAATCGGCATTAGGCGGAGGTAAAGTTATAGCGGTAGGAAGTGATAATCTTTCTGGTAACTATGTTAAAATAAAAAATCCTAAAGGAACTGTAGAATCTGTAGCTCATCTCAACAAACAAAATGTGAAGATGGGGGATATAGTTTCTTCCTCTTCCACCCTAGGCACAACTGGTACAACTGGAAGAGTTAGAGGTGTGGGACAAGGGCAATCAGTATTACATAGAAAAGTAAGAGATTCTAAAGGAAATGTGATAGACCCTGTTAAAGCGGTAAAAGATTACGATAAATTAACTTCTTTAAAAAATGTGCCTCAAAAAGTAGCCGATTCAGGACTGGATAAATATAAAAATATTTTTGATAAGTATGCTGTAGGGGGATATAATCAAGTAGCTTCTTCATTGCAGAATATGGGTAGTGATACTAAAGTAACATATAGATTAAAGGGTATGAATAGGGATACAGTTACTATGTTATCTTATTTGGGAGATACTCTAAAACAAGATATGGCTGAGGTAGGAACTAATACTCAATTTTCTAATACTCCCACGAGTCTTTCGGCATCTAATGCTATGTTAGATGATGCAAAAAATATAAATAATACATCTAGCGGAAAAAATATCTCCCCTGAAGTATCTCCTATGCCTAGTACACCTTCATCTACCCAAGGAGGAGGAAATCAAGTAGCTAGTAATCAAGGACAGATGATACCTGTACCAACACCTAATATGGAAAAATCCGATAGGAAATTAAAATCGGATAATGACCTATTGAATCATCAAATAGATTACGGAGACATAGTGTAATGAATATTTTTGATAGAGTTATAAATGACGATAGGCTAAAAGTTAAATTAATACTACCTAAAGTAACTGGGGGAGAACCAGACCAAGGAAATGTTATAGTCGGTTATCTTGAAGGTCCTTTCGATTTTCAGAACGAGGGTAACTGGTCAGACCAATTATTTGGTAGAGAATATTCTACCAAAGCTA